CAACTCTGCTCGTGGATGTTCACCCACATCATTCATTCCTTCTACTACTCTGTTTATTGCTGTTACTGAGTGTGCAGCCATTTCTGTTTTGGCTGCTTCTATTATTTCATCCGATAATGCTTTTAACACCATGCTTCGTGAAGTCTTACTATATCCTGCTTTATCGAGAGCTACATTGATGTTTCCACCAGTTTCAAACAAATGAGAAAGAAATGATTTCTGCTTGTCTGTTAATTCTTTTTTCTTTTCAGCTAGTATTCCGTTGTGCTGCATTAGTAATTCCAAGTTCCTTTATATACTCTGTCTCTACTTCTATAGTTTTTATCATCATCCACATACTTACCCCTAGTCTTTACAGCATAAGAAGCTGTGCCTCTTTTTTTCTTTGTTTGGTACTTTCTTTTTTTCATTGTTGTACCTCGGCCTTTAACATCTCCATAGGCCGGTCCCTGTAAAGAACTAGCTTTTTTTAGAGATGGTATTCTTTTAAAAAAATAAGGAAGTATCTCTTGATCTACCATTTCTTTCATTTGTCGAGTAAACCCAGCTGCCCGTTTTTTAAATTCTGGTATTGTAGTTTGAGAATAAATATAAGGATGATCATCAAATAGAAATGTACTTAATATAAGATCATTATCTTCATATTTCTCTAATAATCTATCTTGTATAGATCTATCTTGCTTAATTATCTCTCTCCACCTTGCAAAGCCTCTATGTTGTAACTCATGATCTAATGTGTCTAATTGTGATATAGCAGATCTGTATTCTTGTTGAGGTTTATCATATATTTCTTTATCATCCCCAAGATAACCTCTTCCCTTCATAAACTCAGATTCATAAGACCGTAGTCCTCCATAGTCTCTAGGTTGAAATCCAATAAGATTCTTCTCTGATGGATTACGTGGATCTAATCCTATTACATCACCTCGTGGTCTAGATGTTGCTTGATAACCTGTTCCTTGTTTATATCTTTTTTTTTCTTGCCACCATTCAGGTTTAGCACCATATGTTTTTTTAACAGATTCACCAGCTAAATTAGATCTATATGTTTGTCTAGTTTGATCTCCTTTACCAGACATACTTTCTGTATCTGTAACTGCTTCTCTAGGAAGGTTTTTTACTTTTCTAAAGTATTCAGCATCTGTTTGATTGAGTTTATTTGTAGAAAAACCTTTAGGATAATAAACTCCCAAAAAACGAGGATCATATTTAGGAATTTGCACTATTCTTGGTACATCTGTTTTATAATCAGCACCAATTTTTGCCATAGGATTTAATGGAGAATGCATAAGATACTCCATACTGGCCATTTGTATATTTTCTTTAGATACGGGTATAGATTTTTTTTTCTTCTTCTTTTTAGGAAGATTACCATAATTCCAAGATTTACCCACTATATTTTATCTCCCTGCTTCTGTTGCCAACGAAGATCATTCTGATGAGGTACAAGTAACTCTGGATCGACATTTGGTGTTATTTTCCATTCGTTGCTGTCCTCTGGTGTTCTTCTTGTTGTATCACAACCTGCATATTCTATCTTAATGTCCTCCGGACTGTCTTTTTCAAAGTTTATAATCTTGTCATAATATGGGCCTACCTGTGTTTTAAACGTGTATACTAGCATGTTTTGACAATTGTCAGCTGATATGTTCTTGGCATACGGTGCACTTTCAAATTGTGTACAAACACCTTGGAAACACATAACTATTGTTGCTACGTAGTAGACTAGAGGCATAATTATTTTTTAACCTTACCACCAGATGCCTTTTTTTTAATTTTTCCACCACGTTTTACTT